TTACCCAAAATGTCCATTCAGTACAATCAAACAATGAATGAACCCTTATTACCATCCGGACTTAGTCAGTCCGAAGAATCCAAAAGTGCCACTTGGATTTCATATTTGCGTTCCTTAGGAGCCAAGATCAGGAGAGAGCAACCACCACCTCCAATATCCGCGCCTACAGACTCGGAAAGTGAGTCAGTGCAGAGAATCGTTGATTGGGGGCTCGTTGGACGCTCTGGTCGAACTACCCAACGGCAGTTCAAGGCTACGGAGGTTATCAAACCCTTTGTGAGTCTGCACCTAGAGCGCTCTTCTTTGACGGCAACCAAAAGCACTACGCCAAGCCGAAACGGTGATCAGAAAGGAGACGCTGATAGTGATTACGAACAAGAACCAACTGTAACACTACCCGTCCCGGGGTTGCCACCAGCCTCACCAGTGTTTTCTTTGCGCTCCGGACCACCGCGACCAGCACCAGAGGCCAAAGAGAAGGAGATGAAGGAGCAACCTGTTTCCTTCACGCAGCCCCGTAGCGTTTCGGAGAAACGCAAATTGATGGCCGACAGAGCGGAGAGGCGTGCTAGTAATAAACGGACTCAAGGGGTCCGTTTCTCCAGATTGGAGGGCATGTCCGCCAGCGATGCCATCAGGGCAGCACCCAGCACCACAGACAATACTGATGCTTCAGACGGAGATCCGGTTGACGTCAAGTGCCAGTTCTGTACCCAGGAGTGGAAGCAGCCTTACGACGTATGGGTTAGGCTGTCTAAGAAAGGAACCAAAGCAACTTGTATCGGGTGTAGGAATCACGAAAAAGTCAAATGTCTGCAGTGTAGTAAACAAGTGGACAGACGCGTGACGACCAAGATTGGCGAGGGATTGATGTGTGAAGAGTGCGTTAAAACCGGTTTCGCGAAGATCGAAGATGAAGATGAAGAAGTCTATGTGGCTAACATGTTGCGTCAACTCAACGAATTGGAAGCCAAGGGTAAACTGGGGCCAGAGCCAGCTAGAACTTTGCCGAAGGGCAAAGAACCTCTAAAGGGCCAACCAGCCAATAGTAGTGGACCAGGCCTGCCAGTCAAGGACAAAGATAGGGAAGCCAAGGATGCGTATGCCGACCTCGTAGACATGTTCGAGCCAGATACTATTGATTTGATTAGGAAGATCAACCAGGAGAGCATTGATAGCAATAACAGGTGGAAAGGGCCTAATCCATTAGCACCCAAGTTAGATGGTAAGAGTTATTCGATGATAGACAATCATGAGAACCGGAGGCTGAAGACCAGGTTCGCACCGTATAAGTTCAAACTGTTGAAGTTTCTGGGGTTGTGGAATGACACGGTAGTTGGCACCAATTTACCATTTGCCAACCACGCTGGTTTGTTCTACCACCAATCAGAGCACGTGATCGTTTTCTTACCCTGTACCATCGTGTCTGAACTTGGCAGTTTCTGGGCTCATAAGACTCACAAGGATGACTATGCTAATTGGGATCTTAGTGTCATCAAATGCCGTAATCTCTTGAGGGTGTTGGATATTACATCTGAACAACACCGTCTGGCCATGGTGTATGCGCCAGCCATTGCTTACCTCACTTACTGGGCTGAACAGCAGAACGTGTCCAGAGTTGTGTTTGAGGCCTACTGGAAGTGGCACAAAGTGGTGAGGTGGTTGACAGCCATAGGGGCTGGAGTGCTCACTGTAGCCACGGTTGGTCTGTTCTTCGGTAGCGGAGGGACGGCCGCCTTGGTCTTGGGGCTAGGAGGGGGAGCCTTATTGGCAGGGGCGGCGGGTTATAATTATTGGAAGGCTAATTATGACCACAAGCGCACCGCGCCATTAATAGGCCGTGCCGAGAATAGTTTCCCAGAAGTGGGTCCCAGCAATCCTCTAGCAAGTATGGTTGTCAAAGAGAGGACGGATAGGAAACCTGAGGATGAAGATAAGAGAGGTGTTGCGCTAACCCAGACCGGGCCTGTCAGCCCGGGTAACAGACCAGTGGTGTTCGAGAGCAACTTGCACAATGAAAAAGAAGCGGTTAAGAAAAGGGTCTTGGAATTACAGTTGTCGGGGCCCCGTACATCAGAATGCATCAGATACCTTAAGGAGAACCACGTTGAGATTTTTGGTAGGAAACGAAGGATAGAGCCTCTCCCGGTTGATGTGTGGCTAGAGAGAGTTAATTGTACACCGGCTGTTCGGGCGTGGTTGCGGAAGGTGGCCGCGGCTCTCGTGGAATTGGGTATTGATCACAGAACGTCCTTGACCAGAGAACAGTTGAAGAAGTGGACTAAGAGGAAGTCCTTCATCAAGCGGGAGAAATTAGCGATTCGCAATTTCTTCAAGTCAAAGAAGAAGGCGCCAAGGTTGATACAGGGAGCGCAGGCAGAGTTTTCCGTTTTAACCGGTCCCTTCATTATGGCGTTGCAGGGATATCTGAAGGAGAAAATGAACAAGGAAGGACTCATTATAACAGGATCAGGGATGTTGGCAGATACGCTGGCCGAAATCATAACGAGTTCAGACAACTATCCAGATCTAGACTGCGCCGGCGAGGATGATTTAGCTCATTACGACGTTTCCATATCCGAGGAGTGGTGTGCCTATGAACTGTGGTTTTGTGACCAGTACGAGAGTCCGCAGGCCACAAAGCAACTTATGCGGGCTAATGTGGCGACACATGGTGCCACGACTAGAGGAGTGGCTTATCAAGTGCCCGGCACGAGAAAGTCTGGGGATCCTTACACGTCGTTGTTTAATGGGATCGACCAGGGTGGTGCCCACTTGTGGGCCTTCGCAGTTAGCCGCGGCACTAGACCAGTCTCTGGAGGAGCTGCTGTTCCTCTAACAGCCCATGAGTGTAAAGGGATTTTCCGGCAGGTGGTAGTGGGGGATGATAATGCTATTAGACACAACGGTCCCCCAATAGATTGGAAACCCTTGCTAGCTAGCGTTGGATTTGAGGCTACGCCAGTCTACCGGCAAACTAATTATGAATTGGAGTTTTGCTCTAGTAGGCCTGTTCCATGCATGCAGGGCGTGGTGATGGCACCAAAGGTGGGTAGAGTAATGGCTAGTTTGGGTTGGACAGTGGACAAAGACGAATTGGTACCAAGTGAGGCGTACCTGGTCAGTGCGGTCAAAAGCCAGTACGAGTTTTGTCACGTGCTACCTCCCCTTAGAGCACTGTTTGACAGAATTCTGGAGTTGTGCAAGGTGGACGACAGCTGGCTTGTCAAAGTAGACCGCCGAGCTCGGGTCAAATTTTCCCACGACCAGGATTGGAAATTCAAGCCCAAACGTTGCGATGCTGATATGTCAACATTTGAGTGTTTGCACGAAATCTACGGGTGGACGCCAGACAACCAGTTGGGTTACGAGAGGTTTTTGTCGTCTACCACAGATCCACTGAAACTGATGGACTATCCCCGTCTAGTATGCTTTCTTGATAAAGACACCGATGGTCCACAATTGATCTTTGACCCCGCCCCGGACAATTTTGGTGAGTGGTGTCCATTTGTTGAGGATTTAACAGAGGAAGGGGTAGAACCCAACCCGGGGCCTTGTGCGTGTGTTTTTTGTAGCCAGTGCTGTTGTGATGACTGCGAGCAGGGCCGTTTAGATGCTGCTATGGGGGAGTACACCTGGGCCAGGACGATGGTGTCGTTGCACAGAGTTCTTGGCAGGCGTTCTCACCCATGCAAATATTCTATAGCCACTAATTCCAAGTCACAGTGTTTCAGGGGAGCCAGTTGGATTTTGTCTAACGCATCAACTGGTTGTCCTGTTGAACCACCACCTTATGATTTGACTAGGGAAGGAATAGAGCCAAACCCAGGGCCTGGAAGAGGGACGTCCCGCAGATCGTCTAGAAAGAGTGGCGGCAGATCTAGCTCTAGGGGACGGTCCAGAAGTGCTACACCCCGCGGCGGACCCAGGCGGGTGAAAACTTATGATGGGCCCCGGCGGTCCAAATCCAGGAGTAAGTCCAGGGCTCGCTCTGGGAGTCGCAACCGAAAGGGTAATCGAGGTGGACCGACGGTGGCGCCACCGACTTCTTTTGACTTCAATAACAAAAGTAATGGAGCAATGAAAGCCAGGGGGCAGAGTCAGTTGAGCATGACCAATGATGATTATTGGAGCAATATTCCAGGCGGAACAATCGTGGCTGGTCAGGTACTGTCCACTACTAGTTTAGCTCTCGGCAATTTGGGACCCAGGACTCGAGCTCAAGCGTTGCTTTGGGAGAAGTGGAGGGCGAACTTGATTAAGTTCAAGTACATTTCAGCAGTACCCACAACCCAAGCCGGTACTTTGATAATGTTCATAGATCCAGACCCCCTGACTAATTGGGCTACGGTAGTGCCGTCTCCATTAAACCTCCAAAGAGCTCGAGTGCAAACCGGGAGTTGTGAGTTTAGTGTGTGGAACACAGGCGAGTGCGCGTTAAAGGCCGATAGGATGGCCGGGGACTTATTCACGGCTCCACAGACGTCAGATCCGCGTCTCAGCATTCCCGGCACTTTTGTGATAATGGCGGTAACGGGTTTTACTAGTGCTAGTGACTTGGGGAGTCTGACGATTAGTACAGATTTGTCGTTTAGTAAAGCCACGTACAATCAAGCCGCAGTGCCTAGTAGCTTGGCTTACAACGGTACTAGTCAACCCCTTGTGACAACCAGTTGGTATAGTAGTTCTGGACTGGTGGCGCCGGGGATTTCGTCCGTTGCTTCTGCTACTAATGAGTATTACTCGGGTGGGGCTCCCCTCGGGGTTTGCACGGTGTCTGAGCCAGTGCAGTCAGCCACAGTCACGGCAGCCTTGGGCGGAGCCACTTCCAGCCGCAATGTTGGGGGGTCTACAGCGCCTGGTTCCACGTCATGGGCGTTGCCTGCAGGTGAATGGCTTGTGGAGTTCGACGCTGGGGTGTCAGCTAACGCAACTAGTATCCCGTCTTTGATGAATTCGTGGACGGGACCCGGTGTCAAAATAGAAGAGATAGAGTGCTCAGGGGGGGTGAGTTCAGGACCAGCTGGGTCTGGGTTCGCTACGACTGCCTTAGTGACTGTTACGGGCGAAGCTGAATCCAAGGCTCACGTGATTAGCGCCAATGAGTATACGTTGTCAGGGTCTGGAGTACCAGCGTCTTCTGCTGAACCGACCTCGGCCGATTGGGGGTTGTTCGATTTCCTGTTCAACCCGAACGTCAACTTTAATTTCTCCAATGCCTTGGTGAGCGTCGCTGAGAGCGTTCTCCCCCTTTTGTTCGCCCTCGGAGCTCTGCGCAAACATGGGCCTGATAGCAAGATAGCCAAAGTGTTGATGGTTCGCCGATCTATTTCAACGGCAATAACTCTGGATAGACACACCAACCAACGACAACAACTGCAGTTGTCCTATTCAGCGCTTTTCGGAGGTCGCGCATCCTTGTTGTCGTTCAAGAATCGATCCGAACTAGATGACGATGAGAAAACCCTGAGTCCCGACGACCCTAAGACTGTGCTGGCTCAAATGTCTCGGATGCGGGACCGCAATCTTTTCCTCGAGAATGAAAATAAAGAACTTCGTCGTGGGAATGTTGATTTACGTCAAAGGCTTTCCGACTTAAGCTTTCAATCTGAGGACATCATAGCAGAATCACCAGAGTCTTACCTCATGGTGCGCAAGAAGTGAGACTATCTTGCGACTAACCGATAACACGCTTCGGCGGAAACCAGAGTAACGCCTGGATCGTGATGCAGTTCGAGCGAATTCCACACTTACGGGCTAACAGCCGGTGGTCTGTCTCAAACCTTCTCAATCTGAC